TTGCTGACCGACGCAGCCTGCCGAAAGGCTCTTCCTGGCGACAAGGATCGCAAGATCTTCGACGAGCGCGGGCTCTATCTGCTCGTCCGCAAGTCGGGCTCCAAGTTGTGGCGGCAGAAGTACCGCTTTGCCAGCAAGGAAAAGCTGCTGGCGCTGGGGCCGTATCCGGAGGTTTCGCTGGGGCAGGCGAGGGCGGCCCGCGACCGAGCGCTGCAAATGCTCCGCGACGGCATCGATCCCTCGGCCGAAAAGCAGGAACGCAAGGCACAGACGATCGCGAATTCGCTCGACAGCTTCGAGAAGGTTGCGCGTGCCTGGCACGCAGCGAAAAGCAAGACGCTCACCCCGCGATATGCGCAGCACATCCTCAGCAGGCTAGAGAAGCACGTGTTCAGCGCTCTGGGTGCCAAGCCGATCCGCGGTATCACGGCTCCTATGGTTCTTGCCGTGATCCGCAAGATCGAGGCCTCGGGGGCGCACGACATGGCGCATCGGGTGCGCAACCACGTATCGGACGTATTCGTGTGGGCGATTGCCTCGGGCCTCGCCGAATCCGACCCTGCTGCGATCATCAAGAAGGCATTGGTCGCTACCGACCCGAAGCTGCGGCCCGCCATGACCCAGATTGCCGAAGCCAAGAAGCTTCTCGCGGCGATCGAGTCTCTACCGGGCGTTTACTGGTCGACTTTGCTGGCATCGCGCCTGTTGGCTCTTACGGCTGCCCGACCCGGCGTTGCGCGCCTCGCCGAACGGGACGAGTTCGAGGGTCTGGACGGGCCCAACCCGATCTGGCGAATTCCTGCCGCGAAAATGAAGCTCACGCGGGCGCAGAAGCGCGATATCACCTGGGAGTTCGTCATCCCGCTCTCGCGGCAAGCGGCGGAGACCGTCCGTGCAGCAATCGCAGAAAGCCTTGCCTGTCGCTCCGACACGGGACCGTTCTGGCTCTTCCCCGGCGTCCAAGGCTGGAAGCGGCCGATCAGCGACAACACCTTGAGCAAGCTCTATCGCGAAGCAGGCTTCAGAGGGGTTCATGTGCCACATGGCTGGCGCTCCACTTTCTCGACGGTCATGAACGAACGCGCAGCGCTCGAAGACCAGGAGCGCGACCGGGCAATCATCGACCTGATGCTTGCCCACGCGCAGCAAGGCGTCGAGCCGATCTACAATCGAGCCATGTATCGCCCCAGGCGCCTCGAGTTGGCGCAGCAGTGGGCGGATCTGCTCATGGACGGTGCGGCCGACCCTCGCATGCTTTTGCCGGAACACAGGCCATGGCGCGCCAAGCCCGGGAGTGCCCGGCATGAGCAGGCTGCAAAACGGCGCAAGGCTGCCGGCAAGCAGCAGCGAAAACGAGGCGCGAGGCCCGTGGCGCCGTAGCTACGACGTCGACGACGCCCGAGCGAGAGTCTCGATCGTTTGCTGGACCACCAGTGAGAAGCACGCCAACTTCTTCAAGTTTCGGGACGTGTACCGCGACACGGTACTGGAATACGCAGCGCATGTTCGCGAGCCGGGCAAGACGCTTCCCATCACGGCAAATGCAGCCATGGTTCTGCGGGCGCTCATGTCGAAGATGGATGCGAAGACCGGACGCTGCGATCCCTGCCTCGACGAGATCGCCAAGGCAAGCAAGCTGTCTCGGCGCACCGTCGTCCGCCAGCTCGACACGCTGCGCACTACCAGGATCGTCAACTGGGTGCGGCGCACCGTGAAGACGGGAAATGCGAAGGGCGAAGGCCCGCTGCGCCACCAGACCAGCAATGCCTACTTTATCGACCTGGCAGCGGTACCTGTCGAGATCCTGCGGACGTTGCGGCAGAAGCTCGGCAACAAGCTGAAGGAGGTCAGCAAGGCGCTCCAAGGCTCAGGCCCCGTGCCCAACCGCATGGCCATCAGGGCCGAGCGCCTGTTGAAAGGCTTGGCCGGCGCTTGGAGCGGCACCGAGCGTGGCGAAGCCGCGCTGCGCCGCTCCCTTGCCGACGCGAACTCGGCCGAGCTGGCCGCCCACATGTACGGCGACGATGCCCACTCTCACCGGCAGCACGCGGAGATGCTAGGCCTTCCTCATGCACCTAGTGCGAGTGCCAAGGTGGCATTGTACCCCGGCTCTAGAACCTTAAAGGAGAAGGACTGAGGGCGCTTGAGGCGCCCTCAGGCGTCAAGTTTGTATTGCCCCCATGCCTAGAAGGTAGATCCCGCGACGAGCGGAACGTCATCGGAGATGGCGTGCGTGGGCGGCTGCGCCGCCCGGGTGTTCGGGGGGCAAAGAGCAAGGCCCGTGCCATGTCAAAACGGCGCGTAAGTGGAAGCCGCGCGCAAAATCGCGCCTAAACGACGCGAAGCGTCCTCTCAGGCCGAACGCCGGCCAATCCTGCGACACCACCGCTGCCCAGGCGACATCACCAATGCGAAAATACCACCCCAAAAGCGTGGAGGCGGGGCGTGGGGGACAGCGCGGCGCGCGGGGTCTGAGTGAGTCGCCTCGCCGCTGCCCGGCCGCGCAACATTCTTTCGTGCCGTCCGCTGCCTCGATGGTCGCCTGCCTCCCCCGAGGCTAGGCGCCTCGGCGAGCGATGCTGTCTCCACTCCCGACTTGCCCGCCGGCCGCGTCACTAGTAACGTCAACGCGCAAGTTCAGGGCGCGCAGCGGCGAGGGTAGGCAATGAGTGGCAGTGCGGAACGACAGGCAGCACTGCGGGCGCGCCGCGCCGCAGAGGGCATCGTCCAGGTGCAGGTCTTCGTGCATGAGAGCCGGCGCGACGAAATTCGCGAAGCGGCTGCATCCATGCGCCGTCAGCGTCGATCACGCAGGCGCGGAGCGCAACCATAGGGCCGACTGCATCGCCGGCCCTATGGTACCAAGCGAACAATATCAGCCGCTGGTGATGATCACCTCGCCAACCGGCTTCGCGCGGTCGCTCCCCCCAATGGTGTAGCTCAGCCGCTCCTCGCGGAACTGAAAGCCGGCGAAGATCCTGCGCACCTCAGGGTGATCATTGAGCGACAGGATGAATGTCCCGCGCAGGCTGCGCAGCTGCTCGGCCATCATCTCGAATTCCCCGCGGTCGAACAGATCCCGGCCATAGTCGCTCTCGCAGCCAAAATAGGGCGGGTCGAGATAGAACAGCGTGCCGGGCCGATCGTACCGCGCAAGGAAGTCCGACCAGGGCAGCCGCTCGATCACCACCCCGGCGAGCCGCTCGTGCACGGCCTCGATCATCGGCGCGATCTTCGTCACATCGAACCGTGCCGCGCCATCGACCTGCACTCCGAAGTTGCGGCCGGCCACCTTCCCGCCGAACGCCAGGCGCTGCAGGTAGAGGAAGCGCGCCGATCGCTGCATGTCAGTGAGCGCGCGCGGATCGAGCGCGAGCAGTTTCTCGAAGCCGGCCCGACTCGTGATCTGCCACCGCAGCATGTCGAGGAAGGCGAGATAATGGTGCTGCACCACCCGGAAGAACGTGGCGACGTCCTCCGACCAGTCGTTGATGACCTCGGCCTTCGGCTTGCGATCACGGCGCAGAAACACGCCGCCCATGCCCACGAAGACCTCGGCATAGGTGCAATGGTCGATCGAGTTGATCAGCGCCACCAGGCGTTTGGCGAGCTGGCGCTTGCCGCCGATGTACGGCGCCAGCGGACGAACGGGCTCCACCGCGTCGAGTGCGGGTACGAGGCTCGACAGCATCAGTTATGTTCCTTATTTGTTCCGTCGCCGAGTCGGCAGGCGGGGTGGCCCCATGGCGGGACCGATTGGGATCATGACGAGCCAGCCTCGTCGGACGAGGGCGGTGCAACGCCCCTGTCCCCCGCCTCTCGGCAGGGCAAACCTCAGGCCGCAGGCACTGCCGGCAGCGCCATCGCCGGACGCTCGAAGCGCAGCACCTCGGCGCCGGCCCATTCGTTCACTTCGCGCATGCGCTCCTGGATGGGCACGATCTCCATCTCGTAGAACATGGCCGCGGCATCCTTGACGTTGCCGAAGCCGGCGGTGTTCTTCGGCACCACCCCGATCAGCTGCGGTGGCACCCGATGCGCCGCCAGCAGATCCTCGGCGGTCACCGCCTTGATGTTGAGGAACTCGTCCTTGGCGCCCACCTCGGCGATCGGGATGATCTTGACGCTGTTCTCCTTACCCTTGGGCAGGTGCAGGAAGAAGTTGCGGAAATTGCCCGGCCCTTTCGAATCCCGCATGGCCTGGCGCACTTTCTTGCTGTCGTCGTCGCTCAGGCTCTCGTCGCCGATGTAGAGGATGTAGCCGGCGTGGCTGCCATTCTTGTAGTAGCGCCGCCGGAACAGCGTCGCCGCCTCGTTCAGCAGGCCGGACTGCAGCGCCGAGAGGTACTCGGGCATGCCGTAGATTTCCTGCATCGGGTCGGGCTCGGCCAGGTGGTGGATCGCCCCTGCCGGGTATTCGGTCGCGTCCCCCATCGAATAGCTGCGCGGTGCCCACCAGAATTGCCCCTCCTTCATCCCGACCCGCGTGTAGGCGGCCGGAGAGCACCGCAGTGCCGCAGTGCGCCCGCTCACGCTGCGCACGCGCTCCAGGTAACCGTTGCCCATGATCAGCCAGTCGAGCGCCCACCGCGCGAACTGGGCCTTCGGCAAGAGCGGCGAGGGCAGGAAGCTGGCGGCCAGCAGGTTGCGCTTGAGCAGGATGGCCGACTGGTGGTGCGGCGCCATGCGATAGGCGCGGCCGAGGCCTGCCAGCGAGATCGGCGGCTCGTACCACTTCCCGTTGTTGGCCACTTCGAACAGGTCGAAGATGTCGCGCCGATCGATCACGCTTTCCGGTTCCCCGAAGGCGAAGGTCACGGCGTCGTCGGGTGCGCCCGAATTCGCGGGCAGGGTCGCGGGCAGCTCGGCCGGCTCGGTCATTCGTAGATCTCCAGCGTGGAGCCGCCCGCGGTCTCGGTGATATCAAGCGGCTCGAAGAACAGGGCATGCATCGTCGCCCAGGCGAGGTCGGCGTGGCCGACGCCACCGGCGCGATGCGCGACATAGGTGACGCCGTGCTTGGTCAGCTCGGGGCGGATCGCCATGAAGGCGGCCATCGTGTCCAGCCACCCGGCATCGAATTCGAGGCGGCCAGAGCTGATGACGTTCTTGGCCTTGAGCACCATCGCCGTCTTGGTCTGCACCGAGTAGGTGATGGCATGGACGTGCGGGCACCACTTCGACACCAGCTGGTGCACCGCCTTGCCCGCCCCGCTAACATCGACGGCGATCTTGGTGACGTTATACTTGACGTACATCGCCTTGATCGCCGCGGCCTGGCCCTCGAAGTCGAGGCCCTTGAGGCGCTGCTTTTCCAGGATCCGGAACTTGCCGCCCGGTTTCGTCGGCGCAGCGATCGCCACCAGCGCCGCGTCGTCGGCCGTCGCGCTCTCGCTGGCGTTCGGATCGTACCCCAGCCAGACCTCGCCGGCATAGGGCCGCAGGGCGTAGGGCTGGTAGTCCCGCCACACGTCCCAGCTGTCGACCATGCAGCGCCGCATGAGCGCGAAGGGGAACATCGACTGGCTGTCGTCTAGGAACAGGCAGCGGAAGAGGTTGTCGAACTCGTCGGCCGAGTATTCCAGCTGCAGCTCTTCGACGTCGACCAGGTCGAACCCGCCCGCGATCGCGTCGAACACGGTGACGATCTGGCGCCAGATCGCATCGGCGCCGAGCTGGCCGCCTTTCAGCGCCTCGTGGCTGATGTCGATCTTCAGGCGGTCGCCCTTGGCGCGGCGCTTGTTGACCCGCTCGCCGGTCCACATCGGATAGGCCTCGTGCGCCAGCGTGCTCGGCGTCGAGAACAGGGTGCGGGTGAACTGCTTGTGCGTGGCGATCGCGCTCGCGACCTTGAACAGCTCCTCGAAGCCGTAGATCCAGAAGCACTCGTCGATCACGACGTCGCCGGTATAGCCCTGCGCCGTGCGATAGTTTGTGCCTAGGAAGTACAGCGTGACCGCTTCCAGCGCCTCGCCGTCCTCCTCGGCGCCGCGCTGGATCACCATCGGATCGCCGCGCAGCTCGATGCCGCAGACGCGCTGCACCCACTGCACGATGTAGTTGCGGAAGATGTTGGCCTGGGCGCGGCTCGCCGAGATGAAGATCTGGTTCTTGCCGGTCTCCAGCGCCACCAGCAGCCGCTCGCGGGCGAAATACCAGGTCGCGCCGATCTGCCGCGATTTGAGGATCATGCGCGTGCGCAGTGACGTGGAATTCAGCCAGACCGCCTGGTGGCCGAACAGCGCGCCTTCCAGGTCCGCGCGCAGCTGCGCGGCCATGGCCGGCGTGATCAGGTTCTTCGTCTTTTCCTTCTTGGCGTTGGTCGCCCTGGCGCCGTTCGCCCGCGCCGGGTTGAGGTCGGTTTCGTTGCCGCCATCGGTGAACTTCGCCACCCTCGCCAGACGCTCGAACTGGCGGCCGAGCAGGTCGATCTCCTTGAAGTCGTGCCCGGTCTTCGCCTCCTTGCCGATCAGCTGCAGGTAGCGCTCGAGCGTGCCCTCCTCGGCACGCTGGATCGCGGGCGCCTCGTCCCACTTGTGGCGCATCCTCCACGAATAGACCGTGTGGTAGGGCAGCCCCATGTCCTCGGCGATCTGCTGGATCGTCCAGCCCCGCCAGAAAAGCGCGCGTGCCTTGGTGCGCGTGGCGACGATCGCCGGCATGGTGCCGGGCGTGGGCGAAGCTTCATCGACCATTGTGCCGACGTCGGCGGAATGGTCCGCCACCGCCCTTTCGCCGGCCTTCGTCTTTGATGCCCTGGTCGCCATGCCGGCCACGCTACGGGCGAATTTCCACCCGCTCTAACGGCTTGGGTTGTGGACCTCGGGCCTCACAACGCGCGCGCGTTGCGAAGATGCGTCCGACGCTGTCCTTTGGCGTTCATCCAGTCGGCACCCGTCCCGCCAGGCGAGCCGGCACGATCTGAGGACCGGAGCTGAACTCATGGCGAAGACCCGATTTTTCCGCGTAGCCGTTGAAGGCGACACCACCGATGGCCGGGCGATCACGCGCCAGGACATCATCGACTGCGCTGAGACCTTCAACCCTGCGCTCTATGGGGTGCGCATTAACCTCGAGCACTTCCGCGGCATCGTCCCGGGTGGCCCCTTCGACATGCTCGGCGATGTAACCGCCGTGAAGGCCGAGGAAGTCGAAATCCCCGTGGGTAACGTCACCCAGAAGGTAATGGGCCTGTTCGCCTCCATCGCGCCACTGCCGGCGCTGGTCGAGATCAACAAGAAGAAGCAGAAGCTTTTCTCCTCGATCGAGATCGGGCAAAACTGCCGCGGCACCGGCAAGGCCTATCTGGTCGGCATCGCCACGACCGACAGCCCGGCCTCGTTCGGCACAGAGGCGCTCGAGTTCGCATCGAAGGTCGCCGGCTACTTCTCCAACCGGAAGCTTGCCGAGGACAACCTGATCTGCCGCTCTTACGAGATTCCCAAAGAGGTCTTCGAACCCGAGCAGACCGAGGAAGCTGGGATGTTCGCCTCTTTCAAGGCGCTCTTCGACAAGCTCAATACCAGGGCGGACGCAGCTGGCCAGACCACCACTGAAACCCCGCCGCCGGTGGCTGCGGCTCCTCCTGCCACGCCGGACGGCTTCACCGCCATCGGCGCCATGATCGGCCAGATGGCCGCGGGGATGGACGCCTTCCAGCAGTCGATGAAAGGCGTGACCGAGAAGCTCACCGCAGATTTCGCCGCGCTGAACACGAAGGTCGAATCGCTCCCCGCTTCGCCTTTCACGATCCGCCCGCCGGCCACCGGCGAAGAGAACGCCGTCCGCACCGACTGCTGACCCGAACCCCAAAAGCCACCCATCACGCCCGCGCCAGCCTCCCAAGCACCTGAGGACCCCTCCCATGAAGAACAGCACCCGGGCCAAGTTCGTCGCGATGGTCAGCCACATCGCGCTGATGAACGGCATCGACCCTTCCGTCGCCATGACCGCCAAGTTCACCGCCGCGCCCTCGGTGCAGCAGAAGCTGCAGCAGCGCGTGCAGGAATCGAGCGCGTTCCTTTCGAAGATCAACGTCGCCCCGGTCGACGAGATCAGCGGCGAGTTGATCGGCCTCGGCGTCGGCAGCCCGATCGCGAGCCGCACCGACACGGCCGCCGGCAACCGCCGCAACGGTCGCGATCCCAGCGCGCTCGACAATCGCACCTATACCTGCGTGCAGACCAACTTCGACGTCGCCCTGCGCTACGGCAAGCTCGACCTCTGGGCCAAGTTCCCGAACTTCGAGACCCTATGGCGGGACAACAACGTCAAGCGCATCGCGCTCGACCGCATCCTGATCGGCTTCAACGGCACCAGCGCCGCGGCAGCCACCAACCCGGACACCACACCCAGCCTCTCCAACGTCAACATCGGTTGGCTGCAGAAGATGCGCACCGAGAATGCGGCGCGCGTCCTGGCAGCCGTCGCGGGCGGCAAGGCGGCCGGCAAGGTCACCTACGGCACCGATGGCGACTACGCGACGCTCGACGCGCTCGTGTGGGATGCCAAGGAATCGCTCCTGGCCGAATGGGCCAAGGACGATACCGAGCTCGTCGCCATCGTCTCGGGCGACCTGCTGCACGACAAGTACTTCCCGATGATCAACGAAGCGAACCTGCCGACCGAGCAGATCGCGCGCGACCTGATCATGTCGACCAAGCGCTTGGGCGGTCTACCGGCGGTGCGCGTGCCCGGCTTTCCCACCGGCAAGGTCTTCATCACCCGGCTCGATAACCTGTCGATCTACTACCAGGACGGCAAGGTGCGCCGGATGCTCAAGGACGAGCCGGAGTACGACCGCGTCACCGACTACCAGTCCTCGAACGAGGCCTACGTGATCGAGGACCTCGAGTACGCAGCCCTGGTCGAGAACATCGAAGAGCGCAACGCGGCCTGACGCGAGCGTCCCCCGCCCGTTCCGGTCGGGCGGGGGTAACTGAATACCCGAGGGCGTTGAGGACAGTACCTGGCATCCGGGCCGGCCTGTCTGAGCCAGTCGCACAGCGGAGAGGCGCGGGGGATCGTGAACCCGCCAACCAGCGTCCGCCGGCCGCCGCCGGATAGAGCGGCCAATTAACCCAGGAGCCCGCCATGCTTTCACCCGCCAAGGCCAGTTTTCACGCCAAGCTCGCCGCCATGGCCGCAGGCGAAGCCGTCGCCGCCGGCACCGCCGCGCCCATGCCCACCGAGGGCCCGATCGCCAGCGAATACCAGCTGCTGCTCTCGGCGCTCGGCATCGACCTCAACAGCCTGCGCGAGATCCAGTCGACCGAGCGCAAGATCGAGGCCAAGCGCGCGATGATCACCAAGTACCGCCCATGGGTCGAAGGCGCCGCCGACGCCGCTGCCGGCGCCCAGGACGAGATCGTGGCGATCATGATGATCTGGGCCATCGACATCCAGGACTGGCCGCTCGCCGTCAAGCTCGCCGAATACGTGCTGCTCGCCGGCATCGAACTGCCCGAGCGCTATCGCCGCAAGCCCGCCACCCTCATCGCCGAGGAAGTCGCCGAACCAGCGATCAAGCAGCCCGGCACTGTGCCGCTCGAGGTGCTGCAGTCCGTCGTCGACCTGGTCAGCGATGCCGACATCTTCGACCAGGTGCGCGCCAAGCTCGAGAAAGCCATGGGCCTCGCCTTTAAGGCCAGGGCCGACGCCTTCGATCCGACTGCCGAAAGCGCCGTTGCCGGTGGCAAGCCCGCGCTCCTCACCGCCGCCGTCAGCCATCTCGATCGCGCGTTGCTGCTGGATCAGGGCTGCGGCGCCAAGAAACTCAAGCAGGCGATCGAGGCCGAGCTGAAGAAGCTTGCCGCGACCGGCATCGGGGCACCCGACCCGGTCCCGCCTGCGTAACCAGCTGCGCCACCCGCGCCGGGGGGCGGAACAGAGTCGGGCGGCATCAGCCATCCCCGGTTCCTGATCCTCACCCCCCACCCTTCTCGAAAGGCCCGCCATGTCGTTCGTCGCCCTGCCCGCCAACCCCGCCAGCCCGCCCGGAAGCGTGGTGGCCGGCGATGGCTGGTATCCCGGCGTCGACTGCAGCGCCCTGCGCGCGGTGCTCCGCATCGGCGAGACAGTCACCCATCCCCGCCTCGTCGCCGCGATCGAGGGCGCGCAGCTGACCGTCGAGAAGGAACTCGCCGAGTGGCGAGCGGCCCGCGAGGCGGAAGGCGCCGCCTCGCTCGCCGCCGTCGAGCCCGACCGCCAGAGCGGCGGCCAGCACCGCCTGACCCTGCTCTACACCCGCGCCGTTCGCTTCCACGCCGCCGCCGAGCTGGCCGAGACCCACCGCGACCTCACCGCCACCCAGGACGGCCAGGCCCGCGCCGACACCGAGGCGACCACCGCCGAGGAATACCTGCGCCGCGCCACCTATGCCGTGCGCGACATCCTCGGCGAAAGCCGCACCGCCGTGGAGCTGATCTGATGAAGCGCCATTTTTTCAGCCATGGTGCCGCTACCGTTAACGTCGACGAGATTTCGCATTGGCACCTCGCTGACGGGGTGCTGCGCATCTCGATGCGCAATGGCGAAGTCGTTGTCCTGCGGCCTGATCCGGGCAAATCTGCGCGCGTGATCGAAAGCGCTTTGCTCCGAGGTTTGGAGGCGCAGTGAGCCAAGCCATTCTCACTGGAAGCGAGCGGGAGGTGCTGGATCTCAGCGCCGCACTCTGGAACGCCTATCTCGAGCTGCCGGTGGAACACCCGTGCGATAGGCAGGAGTTCTGCACTGCACTGCACGCTCTGCAGAACATGATCCTCGCTCGCCCCGGCCGCCGTCAGCTCAATGCAGGGCCAGCGGGCGCATGACCAGCACAGCCACTGCGCTGCAGGGCGACACCCTGGACCTGATCTGCTGGCGGCTGCTCGGCACCACCGAAGGCGGCGTGGTCGAGGCGGCCTATGCCCTCAACCCCGGCCTGGCCGCACTCGGCACCGTCCTGCCCGAAGGCACCCCCGTCGTGCTGCCCGACCCGCCGCCGGCCGCCGCCGTCGCGCTCGCGACCGTGAACCTGTGGGACTGACCCGGTGAAAAAGCCCGGCCTCCTGCGCGCCGCCCTCACCGCCGCCCTGCCCGCGCTGGACGAGGATCCCGATCGCCTCGCCATGTGGGTCGAGAAAGGCACGGTGCGCGCCACCGGCAACCGCCAGCACGGCTTCGCCTGGGAATACGACCTCATCGTCGTCGCCGAGAATTACACGCTGGCCCCCGAGCAGCTGTTCTTCACCGTCGTCGAATGGCTGCGGACGCAGCAGCCCGACCTGCTCGCCGCCAACACGCCCGGCTTTCCCTTCGAGGTCGACGTGATCGACGCCAAGACCGTCGACGTGCGCGTCACCCTGCCGCTGCGCGAGGTGGTGACGGCCGAGCAGGTCGACGGCGAGTGGCGCCTGACGGTTCGGCCCGAGACGGTGCCGATGCTGCCCGACGACGTGCCGCTGCGCGCCGCCGAGGCGCCGATCGCATCGATCTGGGTGCACGGCGACGACGCGCCCTTCCAGGTCGCGCCCTGATGGCGGACGGCTTCGCCCAGCTCGACGAGCGCCTGGCCAGAACCCTCGCCAGTGTCGCACCGGCCCAGCGCCGCCGCATCGCCCGCAAGATCGGTATGGCTTTGCGCAAGGCCAACGCCAAGCGCATCGCCGACAACGTCCAGCCCGATGGCGCGGCCATGGAGCCGCGCAAGCCTCGCAAGCTGAAAGCCGGCAAGGGCGGCATCAAGCGTGGCCGCATGTTCCGGAAGCTGCGCCTGGCGCGCAACATGAAGGTCAAGCCGACCGCCAACGGCGTCTCGGTGGGCTTCGAAGGGCTGGTCGCGCATGCCGCCCGCGCCCACCAGTACGGCCTGACCGACTTCGTCGGCCGCACCCCCAAAGGCGACCCGATCCGCACCCGCTACGCGCAGCGCGTGCTCATCGGCTTCACGCCCGAGGACCGCGACACGATCAGCGATATCGTCCTCGCCATGCTGGACGATTGAAGCTTCGGCTTGGCGATCGGCACTGGAGCCGCTTACAATTCTGTAATGTCCCTGATCCTCGCCGCCGCCTGCATCGCTTCCGTCCATGATGGTGACACCGTCCGCCTGTGCTCGGGCGAGCGGGTGCGCATTGCCAACATCGATGCGCCCGAGCTGCCCGACAGCCCGAAGTGCCGCGATCGGCGACGGCAGGGCTGGTGCGACACGCGCCTTGCGATCGAGAGCAGGGACGCGTTGCGGGACATGCTGCGCCAGGGCGAGCCCAAGCTGCAGCGCCAGGGCGTGGACCGCTATGGACGCACGCTGGCGCGGCTGAGCGTCAACGGCCGGGACGTGGGCACCGCACTGGTCAGCGCCGGCCTGGCGCGCCCCTGGCGGTAAGCACCATCTCTCGATCCTAGAAAAGGTTTGACTCAGCTACGCTGCGGCGCACCATCCGTGGTGCATTGCACAACAGACCATCGTGATCCTCGCGGCAGCAAAGGCAGAGCAATGGATTGGAAGCAGCTACTATGCACCATAGGACGGCACGCGCCCGACCGACCCAACGTCACCTGGGATGGATTTCGCTACGTGGGCCAATGCAAACGATGTGATGCCGATATCATGCGTGACCGGCACAGCGTCTGGCGATCTTCGAAGCAGGACACCACCCAGGGCGGCGAATAATCCCTCCGCCATGGTGCGCAGGAAGAACCGCGGAAATCAGCGTTTCAGAGCTCACCCGCGCGACCTCGATACCTCCAGCGGTACCCCTGCTTTCAAACTCGCAATTGGCCGCCCAGAGTAGGCGACGCTAGCCTGTCGCAAGAGGAGTCAATGATGCCAAGCGCGAAGTGCCCGAGTTGCGGACGAGACGTTTCCCGCCCTAACCGGCGCACCACTCGATCGCTGGACCAGCAGGGCCGTGAGGACAGTGTCGTGATCTATGCGTGCCCGGGCATTCAATGTGGCGCCATCCTGGGCGTCGCGCCGGATCCCGATGAGCTGGTGCAAGATCTCGCCGACAAGATCAGACTTCTGCTGCACCGCTGAGGCTTGGCTCACGGAGCCTGGCTACTGACCGCCTAGGCCTCGGCGGCCCGGCGCTTCCACGCACTGAGGCAAAGGTGCAAGTCGCGGCGGCGGCAGTACTCAGCCATGCCGCGACCGCTCGGATCGCGCGTGGTCATGGCCTTCCAGAACGATTCGACGTGCCACAGCTCGGCCGTTCCGGAGAGCGCCAGCCACGCCAGCGACAAGCGGATGGCCGGCGTCGCCTTGATGGGGTCGTCACGCGCCTCGACCGCCGCCGCCTCGAGCACCGCAAGGGCGTGGCGGGTCATGCGGACGCGGGAAGGTGCGGGAATCGCCATGCCGCCCTGCATAGCGACATGAGAACGGATCGGGAACGATATTAGGGCAGGCGCTCGGCCAGGCCCTCGTCGATCAGCTGCTCGCCCCACGCGTGGGCGCGGATCAGCCTTTCGGTGTTTTCGGTGAGGACGTCGAAGTCGGCGCGGCTGAGAACGACGGGCGCCTCACCTCGTCCGTCAGTGCCCGGGGCAGCGACAACCGTGGCGCCGGTTCCGGCTCCGCCGCCCTCACCGCCAGCGGCGCTTCGGGGCCCGACTGGCAGGCCGCCAGCATCGGCATAGCGGTGAGCAGCAGCGCGCCAATCGGCAGCATCCTGGTTCGCATCGTCGGC